TGATTTTCATAGTTTTTTAGTTTAATTGTTAGAAGTGGGGAGAAATCTCCACTTTTTTTATGCTCTGAAACCCGCATAAACATTGGAAAACTAAAAATAATTTAAAAATAATTGTTAAAAAGTATTGCAGTTATAAACAAAGTACTTATATTTGTCAAACAAAGCAATTTAAAAACAGAAATTATGAGATATTTACACTATGTTTTAGACCAAGAAGGAAATCAAATTGAAAGCATTTATTCAACAAATGATACTCCAAAGTTTTCTCTTAAATGTTTAGCTAAAATTAAAAATGGCCAATATAAAATTTGGGATAGAGAATCTAAATAAAAAAACAAGGGGTGCGACTTGATAACGCACATTAACTTTAAAAACAGAACTATGAAAACATTACACAACACTTTTAATCCTAACTATGTACCAACTACAATTGAGAATGAGTACGTACCAAAAGGTAACCACATTAACGATGCTATAAGAAAGCAATTTTTTACTACGTTTGATATGCAAAGATTAAACAGAATACGAGAAATTAAGTTAAACAATTTAAACGAGAAACGATGAACTATAAACTACACAACAAAGCAAATGATTTATTTGAACTTCATCAAGCTATGGAATCAAGAATTAAATATCTTGAAAGAAATACAGAATATTATTTACAATTTCCGTATTTAGATTTAAGACACTTAAACAGAATAGACACTTGCAAACGTGGACTTGAAAGAATTGAACAAGCGTATATCAAAGTATTAACCGAAATTTTAGCAGTATGATAGAAGTAGAATGTAAACAATGCGATGGCAAAGGCAGGATAGAAGTAGACAAAGATTGCTTAATGCCTTCATGGAATTGTTGCGGTGGATGTACAGAAATTGTTGAATGTCCAAAATGCGAGGGAAGTGGAGAAGTAGAAGAATACGAATTTTAAAAACAAATAAAATGGAGATAGATAGAATAGTACTAAACGTAATTAAAAAGTTTGAGAAACGTGCAGACGATGGTTTAAAGAAGTACGGAGTAACACTTGAAAGAACCGATTTAAGCACTTTAGATTGGATTGAACACGCACAAGATGAGTTGATGGATGGTATACTTTATTTAGAACGATTAAAACAAGATTTAAAATGAATTTAATTAAGATTACAGAATTAATAGAAAGATATGAATTAAATACACCTTCTCGAAAACGTGAAAAGGTTTACATTAGAAGTGTGCTTTATCACTTTCTAAGAAGAAACAGAATGACATTAGACAGAATCGGTAAAATGTTCGGCAAAGGCCACGCAACAATTTTACACGGATTGGAATGTTACGATAGAAATAAAAACTATCCAGACTTCAAAGAATTAATTGAGTTAGTTGAAAACGAGTTAGAAGTTTCTTGCATTGATATACCAGACGAAGAAAAGCTACAATTAACAGAATCAGAGCTGGATATATTAGAAGCTAATTCATTGCAAGACTTTTGGCAAGTAAAAAATAATTTGATAAAAAAGTTATCAATTAAATAAAAATGTTTATATTTGCATACGTTATTAACAATTTAAAACTAAGAAAATGAAAAATCTATTTAAAAGTTTAGCAGAATTTCAGCAAGAAGTTCCAGTGATTCACAAAGCAACTCAAGGTTATGGCTACACCTTTGCAGATTTGCCAAAAATCTTTAGCGTAATTAACCCACTATTAAAAAAGCACGGATTGGGATTTACACAATTAATAGAAAACGAAAATTTAACTACTATTTTGTTTCACGTTGAAACTGGAGAAACGATTGAATCTAAAATGGCATTGTTAAAAGATGTCGCACTCAAAGGGATGAATGAGTTTCAAGTGTACGGAAGTCAATTAACTTACTTTAGACGTTACGCATTAAGTTCTATTTTAGGTATTGTAACAGACAAAGACACAGACGCTGGTGGCGAACAAGTAAAGAAGCCAAGAACAATCACAGATGAAAGATTTGACAAAGCAGTTGATGCAATTATTAAAGGTTTAGCAAAGAAAGAAGATTTAAGCCAATTTGAGTTAACACATAATCAAGTACAAAAACTTGCACAAATATGAGTTTACTATTTAGATGTTCGCAACTCGGGTCGCTGATGACTGACGCTCGTACAAAAAGCGAGGTTTTGTCTGCTACTGCAAAGACGCTTGTTGAAGATATGTTTCGTGAGAAAGAATTAGGTATCTACAAAGAATTTAGTTCACGATATACAGACAAAGGAAATCAAAACGAAGATATAGCAATTGAATTGGCAAGTGAGGTATTAGATTGGAACTGGATTCTAAAGAACGAAGAAAAGTTTAAGAATGATTATGTTGTAGGTACACCAGATTTAGTTAATGATACTTTATTAGCTGATATAAAATGTTCTTGGTCTGGTGCTACGTTCCCAATGTTTGACAAAGAACTTAAAAATAAGGCTTACTATTGGCAGTTGCAAGGCTATATGATGCTTACAGGACATAAACAAGCTGAGTTAGTTTATTGTCTTACAAACACACCATTTGACATTGTAGAAAGTGAAGTACGTAAAGAGCATTGGAAGTTAAATCTAATTGAAGAAGATTTACTGGTGCGTGAAGCGGTGCAAAGTTTACACAATTTCGATCACATACCAAACGAACTACGTGTTAAACGATTTATTGTAGAATACAACGAAGCGGATATTGAAAAATTAAAGCAAAGAATCGAAGTAGCAAGAGAGTATTATCAAGAATTATTATTAATTTTAAACAAATAAAAACAAAGTAAAATGAATTTAGAAAACGTAAAAGTAGGAGATTGGATTAAAGTACAAGTTACTGAAATAATTGAACATCCTATTTATCCAATTAGATGCGGAAATAAGTTATCTTTTGCTGAAAATGGTGCTTATTATAATGATGAACAAGTAGCTTTCCCAGTAGAAGAAACAGAAAGATGGATGATGGTTTCAAATGATTCTATAAATTGGGTTAAACGTAAAGTTATAATGACAAAAAATGGTAAATTTATAGCTTGGATCTTTGCTGAAAATGATGAAGCACTTAATAGTGTAAGTGATGCAACAAGTTGGGATTTTGCAAAAGAAATTGATACAAAAATAGAGTTTAACTTAGAGTTAAGTTTAGAAGAAATAGCCGAAAAGTTCGGAGTAAATGTAGAACAAATAAAAATCAAAAAATGAGTACACTTATTAATGCGTCAATTGACGTGACAAAAATCGACAAGACAAAATTGTACAACGGAAAGTATCTAAATGTTACAATTTCAATTAATGACCAAACAGATGCGTATGGTAACAATGTTTCTGTAACAGAATCGCAAACAAAAGAAGAACGTGATTTAAAGACTTCTAAGCGTTATATTGGTAATGGCAAAGTAGTTTATACCAATGGAGATGTAAAAGTAGCTGAAAAGCAAGAAAAACCACTTCAAACTGCATCGCAGAAGTTCGCACAACAAGAGCAAGACGATTTGCCATTCTAATTAAACTTAAATAGTAGAGGCTGGTTCGGTGGCTAAAGTTAACAATGCAAATGAAACAACCGATTTACGAACTGCACCTCTGATTCAAGTGCCTAAGACAACTCTACTATTTTTTAAACTAAAACTATGGAGCAGTACGTAATACTTTATTGGCTATCAAACGGCAAACCTGATAGAATGATAGTAAGTGCAGAAAGCAAAGCAGAAGCATTGAAAGAAGCGGATAAGCATCCAAGCATTATATACTATTGTGATACGATGGATAATTGGATTCAGTTCTGCGAAGATAGACGAGGTAACTATAAATAAGGGTAAAACCTTAAAAAATTAAACACAAAGTAAGGGTAAAACCTTAAAAGTATAATAATTGCACAACATAAAACTATAAATAAAAAACTATGAAAGATAAACTAATTATAAGCATCGAATCGCACGGATTTAAACACACAACAGAGGCAAGTAATCAAATAGAATCAGATGAATTTGCAGAGATTGTATTCAAATTAATGTGCAGTACTAATTATCATAGAGATAATATAATTGAAGGACTTAAAAACGTAATTAAACAACAAGAACAATGAACTCTAAACAACGAAAAGACTTAGACTTAACTTTAGCGTTAACTTTACAGATGCAGTCAATACTTCACACCTTAGATGAACTATCACACGAAGTAATCTACAAACGTGAATTTAAACAACGCTGCGAAAACTTTTATACGTGGGTTGAAAAGATAGTTGAGAATGTAAGCGAACAACTACCAGAAGATACTGCACAACGTTGGGTTGATATTGTTAATGAAATTGATAAAATTGTTCAAAAGATTCAATTGTTTGAAGATGAAAAGTAGATAGTATATTGTATATTTGTATTGTTCGTTCCGACATTATAGAACATAAAGAAATTATTTACCCTGTAAATGAAGTAAGAGGTCGGAGCCTTACGGATTTTATGGGGTTTTTTATTAAATAAATATTATGAGTGGCTGGATTAAATTACACAGACAAATAACAGATTGGGAGTGGTACGATGACCATAATACTTTTAGGTTGTTTATGCACTTACTTTTAAAAGCTAATCACAAAGAACGTAGTTATAGAGGTGTTAAAATTGAAGTTGGTTGCGTAATGACTGGTAGAGAATTGCTATCTAAAGAAACTGGCTTATCAGTTCAGCAAATTAGAACGTGTTTAGAACGTCTAAAATCAACCAACGAAATAACCATCAAATCTGATAAGCAAGGTACTATAATTCAAGTGGTTAAGTATAAAGATTATCAAGTAACAACCAACGAATCAACCACGAATCAACCAACAAGTAACCAACAAGTAACCACTAACAAGAATGTAAAGAATGAAAAGAATGAAAATAATACATTTACACCGCCTTCGGCCTTTGATGTTTTAGACTATTGTAAAGAAAGAAAAAATTATGTTGATGCTGAAACATTTATTGCATTTTATCAATCAAAAGGTTGGATGGTTGGTAGAAACAAAATGAAAGACTGGAAGGCTTGTGTACGTACTTGGGAGAAAAGCAGTCTTGGACAAATTAAACAACAAGAACCAATTGAAGATAAATATATGAATCACGTACTTAAACAAATAAACTTAAACAAATGATTTTAGAAAAAGGAGAAATTGCAGTAGTCAATTTAAAAGTTAGATGTAGTAAAAACAAAATTCATATAATTAAAGATGTTATTTTTAGTCATCCATACGATCAATTAAAAACTAAATTAATATATGAAGATATTGAAGATAGAAAATCAATTAAAAAAATCAATAAAAAAGAAGATTTAATTATAATTGATATTGATATTATTCAAAAAGTAGGAATGAAACATAAAAGATAAAATTATGAAAACAATAAAATTAGAGTCTAAAATAATAAATGACAAATTTACTGAATATGTATTTGAATCATTTGATATACAAAATAAAGAAAATACAATTGTAGAAATACCAATGAATTTTGGAGAATGTAAAAGATTTGATTGGAATATTGGTGTAATTTATGGTGGTTCAGGAACTGGTAAAACTACTTTGTTAAAAGAATTTGGACAATTAACAGCAATTAATTTTGATAAAGATAAAGCATTGATTTCAAATTTTGATTGGTTAGAACCAGATGAAGCTACAATGTTATTAAGTTCAATTGGTTTGTCTTCTGTACCAACTTGGTTAAGACCGTTTCATACTTTGTCAAATGGTGAACAATATAGAGCAGAATTAGCTTATAAAATTGGTAAAGCAAAAGAAAATGAAGTTGTATTAATTGATGAATATACAAGTGTTGTAGATAGAGATGTTGCAAAATCAATGTCGTATGCACTTCAAAAATATATTAAGAAATTTAATAAAAAAATAGTTGTTGCATCTTGTCATTTTGATATCATGGAATGGTTAATGCCAGATTGGACATATTCACCACTTAAAGGGCGTGTTGAAAGACACGAATACGCCAGGCGTGAAAGACCTAAAATTGAACTTTCGATATTTAGATGTAGATATGAAACTTGGAAAGTATTCAAACAACATCACTACTTAACACAAGAATTAAACAAGGCAGCAAAATGTTTTTGTTTTACATTAAATGATAAACCAGTTGGATTTATAGCTATTTTGCCTTTACCAAGTGGGACAATAAACAATGCTTTTAGAGTTAGTAGATTAGTTATTTTGCCAGATTATCAAGGTTTATCTATTGGAATAAAAATATTAAATTATTTTGGCTCTTTATATAAATCAATTAATAAAACATTGTATATAAAAACTTCAAATCCTTCTTTATTTCAAGGAATGAAAAATAACAATAAAAATTGGAAATTAGTAACTGAAAATAATAATATAGCACAAATAAAAAAAACAAATGAAAAATTAATTGAGCAAGGAAAAGATAATGGATTAAAGTTAAGAAAAGAAAGTATAACTAAAAGTTATAAATTTATAGGAGAAAAAAGTACAGAAGATTTAGATATTTTAAATTTCAATGCAGACGCTTGGAAAGAAGTTGCACAAAATCAAATAAGTTTATTCTAATGAGAGAAAATCATCCACAAATAGAAAACAAGTTTATAAATAAAAACTATTATGGTTCAGATTTAAACAAATTTGTAGCTACATATTGTAAAAAAGAAATGGTTGTTAATAATATTGATTTAATAATTAATGATTATAAAAAAAATGACATTAAAATTGTAGAATCAAAACATTCAAAAGAAAAATTATCTATTGGTCAAGAAATTTTATTGAAAAAATTATCTAAAATTGGAATTAAAACTTTTGTAGTTTATGGAGATGAACCATACAACGATGTTAAAATACATTCTTTTCAAACAGGAAAAACAAAACAAATAAATAGAGAACAATTAATAAAATTTTTAAATAATGAATTATGATTTTAGAAAACGGACATAGCACTCAATACTTAAATGACTATTTAGATGGTAAGATTCCAACTGGTTTAAAATTAGGTTGCGACTTAGACGATTTTTTTGTACATAAACAAGGACAATTAAATGTTTTGTTAGGACACGACAACGTAGGTAAAACATATTTTTTAGAATGGTATTTTTTAGCACTTGCAACAAATCACAATTTAAAGTTTTGTTTGTTTATGGATGAGAACTATCAAGGCAAAGTAATGCGTGACTTAATTCAGATGTATGCTGGTAAAAAGTTTATGGATTTAACATACAACGAAGTTAGAAGATACGAAACAATTTTAGAAAATTCGTTTAAGTTTGTAGATAATACTAAACGATATACTCCAGACGAATTATTAAACATATTCGACAAAGCAGAATGCGATGTACATTTAATTGACCCGTTCAATGGTTTAAAAACTCCGATGTCTTATAGTTCAAACTACGATGTATTAAACGATTTAAAGCACTTTACAAAGAATGGTAAAACAATCTATATAAACGCTCATCCAAGTTCAGCAAGTGGTAGACGCTCGGCAGTTTATCCTGAAAAACACGGATGGTCTGGTCACGTTATGCCACCATTAAAGTCAGACATTGAAGGCGGTAAAGCATTCGCAAATAAAGCAGATGATTTTTTAGTAGTGCATAGATTAACACAACATCCAGATTTATGGAACTACACAATGGTTGAAGTAGTAAAGATTAAAGACACAGATACTGGTGGTAAGCCAACGCTATTAAACGAGCCAATGATGATGGACTACAATTTTGGCTTAGGTTTCAAAGTTAGAGGTAAAGATGTGATAAAAAGATTAACTTTGCCAAGTACAAAAGCAATAGTACCAAATAATTCATTTGATAATTTACCATTTTGAAACAGATAGCAATAATAGAAGCATCAATAACTTTTGAATCGTTAACGCAGTCTTTACAGATTTCAATAGACGACATCAAAAAAAAGAATGCACATCGTACAGATTTAATTGAGTCAATGCAAAAGCACTTTGATTTTCTGCAAGACGCACGAACTACTTTTAACATTTTAGTAGACGAAAACAAACAATACCAAACATTACTATATGCAGAACATAAAAAAGTAATGGAGTTAACAAGAGAAGTAGAGCAGTTGAAAAAGATAAACGAAAACTTGACGAATGGAATTTAAGAATAACTTTGAAAAGAAGTGCAAGGAATGTGAAACGATATTCACACCATTTCGCACAACTGATAAACTTTGCTTTGTATGCACTAAAACACGTCAAGCAATAAAGAACCTTGAAAAGATAAAGAAAGAACGTGTAAAGGCTTTAAAAAGCGATTTAATGACGTTACAAGACTGGTTCAAGATTGCTCAAACGCATTTTAACAAGTATATTCGTATGCGAGATGCTGGAAATTTATGTATCAGTTGTAAAAAGAAACCAAAGAAAGAAAACGCTGGACACTATTTTTCTGCTGGTACACATACAAACGTACGATTTGATGAGATGAATGTACACTTACAATGTGAACACTGCAATACTTTTTTGAGTGGAAATCTAATTGAATACGGAATACACTTAGAGAATAAGATAGGAGTAGATGAATTTACTATGTTACGAGAACGTGCTTACATTACAAGAAAGTACACAAAAGA